GGGGTGCTCATCGTCCTGGGACGTTGGGTTATGCTGCTGGTGGGTGCCGGCACGGAGCGCTGCCTCCATCTCGTTGAACCGCTGGATGTAGCGGATCTTGAAGGCCAGGGCCTTGGCGCCGGTGAAGCCCATCGCCAGCAGCGTGAAGCCGTCGCGGGTCATGTCGAACTGATCCTGGCGACGCCCGGACCCATCGGTGTAGGTCGAGGCGATAAACCACGCTTCGGAGATGTCCCCAATTTTGGGGCCATCTTTATTTTCCAATGAGTTAATCCGCATTTCGTGCTTAATGGCGCGCACATCGCGCAGGACGTGATCGTGCCGCTTTTCAAAGAACGCCGCCACGTCGCGGCTGTTCGCATAGACAGCGCCGTTGCGGACAAAGCAAATCGCATTCTGAACCATGGTCTGAGACATGGCAGGCTCCCGTCACGAAATTGACAGGCGCTGCACGCTTTCTACGGCGCGCGGGCACCCAGGGGGTAGAAAGCTTGGCAACGGTCAAGCCCGGTGCGTCTTTAGGGATCTCTCCCCTGGACATGCACGCACCGCCCCTGGGCATAGTCGTGGATTCGCTCCGCGTCTATCGGGTCGTCGGGTTCCGCCGTTGTTCAAGGGGTTTCTACGCCCCTACGCCTCATGGCGCGCAAAGAAGGTACTCATTGCGGCTAGAGGCAGTCAAGCTGGTTCGTGGCCGGCGACCGATGCTTTGTCCAGGAGCAGAAATAGTCCAAAAAGGACTATCGCGCAAGCGGAAATATCAGCTTGCGCTGCCGACATCCAGGCGCTTCTTTTGCCCCCGCTTCCTGAAAGCCAGATGATCAACCCAGATCGCCAGAAAAATGGAAATGGCGATCCCCAATTTTGCCGACATGATGGAAGCCAGCGTAACGCTTATCAGGGCGATGCTGATCATGAATATCGCGAACCCGCCCAGTAGGCGAATTGCAAGCCTAGCTATCCAGCGACCCATCTCAACACCAGAAAATCAATTGCATCCGCCTGGACCGTACTCAACTTTGACGCCGCCCCGCAACACGTGATATTCGTTATGCGGTGAAGCGTCACGCGAGGGAAGAATGCGCTGGGGTCTGCTGTTGGCGATGGCTGCATCTCTGGCTGCATGTGCTGGGCAGCAGGCGCCGGGCGTGAGTTCCTACAAGCGTGCCGGAATGCTGGATGCAGTGTCGTCGAACAGCATGGCGGCGGCGTATGTTGAGAAGTGCTCTGGCAACCCCGCTAAAGCCGAGCCGGCACGCGAAGCGGTGAGGAATCTGTCACGAGTCGCCGTCGGCCGCGGCGTGCCGCGCTCGGAGGTCGAGGCCGCATCGCTGAAGGGTGAAGATTCCGGCAAGGCGACCGCTTGCTCGGCAGATGGCCAAGCCAAGGTGGTGGATGCCGTGAACCGCTCGAAGCAGTGGCTGGAGATCATCGCGACCAGCGACAGCGACAACAGCCGCGCCATCGCTCAGGCCGCCTACGACCGCGCCTACGCCGAGTGCCAATATCAATCAGATCTGGCGCTCGCCGGCACCCACAACTTTGTCGACCGGGTGGTGGAAGGATCGTCGCTCATCAGCCAGTGCATGCGGCTGAAAAGGTATTGAGGCCACAACGCGAATGGGCCGCACCCCAGCGAGGCGCGGCCCGATTGCCGTTCGTCGAAGCGCGAGAGATCAGCCCGCTTCCGCCACGAACATCCCGTCCGCGCCGCGCTGCAGCTTCAGTCCGGCCTCCTCCAGTCCGCGCGTCAGCAACTCGCTGACATGGGTGGGGTAGGAGACGCCTTTCACGCTGTCCGGCACCGTGTTCAGCACCGCCAACATCGCCGCCACCAGCGGGCAGTGCTGGGCGCCGTCGGTGGCGTGGCCCACGTCGAAAGCGCCGCCCTTGCCGAAGGCGACCGTGGTGCCGTCCTGGAAGATCAGCGCGGACAGCGGCGCCCGCTTGCCGGTGGCCGGGTTGATGGTGTTGTAGGTGACGTCGTCCGTTTCGACATCGACGCCCTTGATCAGGTCGACGCCCAGCGTGACGGTGGCCGCAGCGCGCGGCCGGATGGCGATGTCGACGCTGCTGATGCACAGCTTGGTGCCCAGGTCCTCGCCGGACTCGTCGGTGATGAGGGTGTTGACGCCCGACGCACAGCCGGCATCCGGTTTCGAAGCAACGCGGATCATGGGCTCACCTTCCATTCGATGTTCGCGATGCCGCCGGATTCGGTGCTGGTCACCTCGGCGACGTAGCGTGGGATCACGTCCGCATCGGCCACCGGCGCGAACGACGGCGAGAAGGCCGTGTAGTCGATTGAGCGGTCGTGATAGATCGCCTCGGCCCGCACCACGATCATGCCGGACAGCGCCGCGGCGATGGCGTCGGGGTGACGGTCGATCATGTCGCCGGCGAGGTTGAAGCGGCCCAGCCGGCGCTCGCTGACGAAGTTGGTGGGGGTTGGGGATTCGGACATGGCGTCAGCCCTCCGATCCGGCGCCGATACGCGGGCGTCCGGCCGGCCCCTGATCCGGAGCCACCTCGCGCATGCGGTCGAAGCTGTCCCGCTGCAGCGCCTCGGCCTGCTGGAGAAGGCCCATGATCTGCTGGTTGTTGCGCAGCACGGCGCGGGCGACCGGCCGACTGTCGGTCAGCAGCTTGTTGCTCTTGTCGCCGATCTCCTCGCGGATCTGCCAGAGCAGTTCCTCCAGCTTCCAGCCGGTCTGGTTCTCGGCGCTCATCAGCACCGGCGTATTGGGCTTGTTGCTCATGTTCCCCTCCAGGGAATCACCGCTGCGCGGCGGCAGCGCGGGCCTTATTCATCTGCTGCACGGTGGTCCGGAACTCGATGTCGTCCAGCCGCTTGATGGCTTTCAGCTCCCACGGCGTCAGCCGCACCTCGTTCAACCAGCACCAGGCTTGGATCTCGGTGTGCGGCAGTCGTGAAGGATGCTCGCCGACCGGGCGGCCACGGGACAGATCGCGGTACCAGTCCCACAGGTAGCGCAGCTCGTCAGGGCAGGGTGGGCCGATCAGGCCTTCAGGTGGCGGCCACCGCGGATTACGCTCCAGCCGTTGCCGCCACCCGCTCAGCAGGTGCTCGCGGAGCGATGCGCCGTCGGGCTGCCGCTCGGACAGCCCGAACTCGTGCTCCGCGAACGCCGCCAGCTGGCGGATCAGCCCTTCATAAAATTGCCGTCGGTGTTCAGGTACTCACCGACCCAGCCCTTGGTGTGACCGAAGCGGCGGTCGCCCAGCAGCTTGCGGAGGTTGGTCTCGCTGTACTCGAAGGACTGGCCGTCGAGCGAGAACTCGGTCCAGTCGGACACGGCGGCGACCAGAACCTCCAGGTCGTCGGCGTCGCGCTGCTCCGGCGTGATCTCGGTCTGCCCGGCCTTCATGGCGGCAACCCGGCGCTGGTTGACCTTCCGGCGGGCCTCGCGGACGCGCAGGCTGTGCTGGCCGTGGATGCGGAACGAGACGACCGGCTTGCCCTCGGCGTCGACCAGTGGCGCGTTGGTCTTGGGATTCGGCACCGGTGCCAGCACGCCCTCGTCGGCCAGGGACGCGACGTCGAGGCTGGAGAAATCGAAGCTCATGGTGAACTCCTGTCGGGGGGAGTGGTTGAGGTTGCCTTGGGGTAACAGTCCGGACGGGACTATTTCGTCTTGCTTGAAATGACTAATTGGAATAAGATCAAGGCATCCCAAGAAAAATCATGACGGAGTTCACGATGAACACGAAGCTTCTTCGTCTTGCAAGGCGCCACCGCTGCGGTGTGCGGACTTGGATCGTCCCTGGCTTCAGCAACGCCGCCCGCTTGACCCCGTCGAGCTTCACGCACGATGGATGGGGCGCTTCATTCCAATGGCCATGTTATGACCCACACGATGGCTCGGAAATCCAACGCGGCGTTGACCTGAACAGGCACCGAAGCATTGCCCGCCAAGCGGCGCTCGCCCTGCTGATCAAGGCGGCCCAGCCCTGAAACGCAAAAAGCCGGCCCAGCACACCGAGATGGTGGCTGGGCCGGCTTTTTTGTTGGGTGGGTGGAGAGCGCCCGACCGCCCTCCACCCGGTCCGTCGCCTTGCTGTGCCGAGGCGACGGAAGCTCGTTAGAGCGTGCTGTCCTGCAGCACGATGGTGGAGCCGTTGAATGCCGTCCCGGTGCCACCGGTGGACAGCAGAGCGGTGAACGGGTAGGTGCCGACGATGGCCTTCTCGCCGTCGTCGCGCTGCGCGCCGCCCAGCTTGATGCGCTCCAGACCGATGCCCAGGAAGTCCTTCGGATCGGTGCCGGCCGCCTCGATGAACGAGTAGAGGCCGACCTCCGATTCATTGATGAAGGCGTTCCGGAACGTCGGGCTGTCGAACTGCGCCGTGAACTGGCCGCTCACCTTCACACGCCCCGGCACCAGGGACGGCACCGTGTTGCTGCCGACGACCGGCTCGCTGGTGTAGCCGCCGTCGATGTTCAGCTGCAGGCCCGTCACCACCGCCACGTCGGTGCCGGCGATCCGCAGCACGCCGTTGACCGCCGCCAGCACGCCGGTGGTCGTGTCGGCCGCCACGCTGGTGAAATAGGGGGCCGAGGCGCCGCTGGTCGTCAGCATATCCTTGCCCATGATGCCGAACTGGGCCGTCATCATACCGGTGGCCGGCAGGGCGATCTGGGCGGTGTTGACCTTGCAGCCGGTGAACTGCTCGGACTCGCCGATGTCGCTGTAGTAGTGCTCGAAGGTGAACGAGCGGTCCAGGTGGCCGGTCGACGGCACCCACAGCTTCTTGCCCTTCACGGCGAACGTGACGCCGGTGGCGGGCGTGGCGTTGACGGTCAGGCTGCCCGCCGGAACGGTGATGGTGGTGGCGGTCAGCGACAGGATCCGCAGGTTCACGCCGTTGTTGGCGCTGGTCGGATGGCCGGCCAGCCGGCCGACGTCGCCCACCTTGAAGCCGTCCGCAATCCAGGATCCGCTGGCCCGCACGATGGTGTTGGCGGTGGTCGTGATCTCGCTGCCGGTCGACGACGTGAAGGTGGCGCCGTTCTGCCAGGAGTAACGCAGGGCCGCCGCCAGCAGGTCGGCGTAGGTGCCGAGCGAGAACTCGCCGTTGATGTTGCCGGCGACCTTCCGCACGCCGTGCCGGGCGTCGTAGACCTGATAGTCGGAACGGATTTCGTTCGACTGGTAGACGTCCTTGGTCAGGTCCAGGGTGGACTGGACGCGCCGCAGGCTCTTGCGGGTGTAGGTGGTGTCACTGTCCGGAGCAATGACGCCCCAGGACGCCTCCTCCTTGAATCGCAGCTTCTTTGCGACGCCGGAAGCGATTGCCATGGCGGGCTCTCCTCAAAAGAAAAGCCCGCTCGGCGGGTGCCGGCGGGCTGTGGAGACCGGCACGTGACCGGCCGGTGATGTTGGGGTGGGGTCTTAGGCGAGCGCCTCGGCGGCGAGTGCCTGGAACTCGCGGATCAGGGCGGTCAGGCCGTCCTCGCGGTCGGCGCCCCACTGCGCATCACGGATGCGCGTCAGAACCTCGGTCTTCTTGTCGACCGGCGTCGCGATTTCTTCGGTTGCGGCGATGGTCTCAGCCGCGAGGTCGGTGTCCATCTCGGTCTCCATGGCTTCCTCTTACGTTGGAAATTCGAGAGCCCACCAGCGCACCAGTACGGGCTGGGTCAGCCACACATCGCCCTGCATGGGCGGCGGCACTTCGGTGTTCTCCACCACGACAGCCCAGCCGTCGCTGGTCGGCAGGTTGAGGCCGCGCCGGAAGACGACACGAAGCTCCTCGGCCTTCTGCCCGGCGTCGTCCGGGCCACTGGCGGCGGGGTAGTTCAGCAGCAGCTGATACCGACCACTCCACAGGATCGTGCCGTTCGCACCTGCCCCCTGCGGCGCACTGGTGCAGGCCAGCATGGAGGGGCGGAGGTAGGGCATACCGATCTGCGGCGTGAAGGCGCGACCAAACCAAGCGATGTCGATCGCCGCCGACTGGCTGCTGTCGAGCAGCGTATCAAATGCGGTCTGGATGCTGATCGCGCTCATTTTAGTCCTGTTTGGACTTTATTTGGTCAAAGCTTTGAGCACGCGGTCGGCGATCTGCGGCAACTCGGCGACCGTCTGTGCCGCCATGCCGCGGCCCTGCATGACCCACTGCGTGCCGTCTTTCCGCTCCCCGGTCCGGCCATACTCAATTGCACGGGCATAAGCCGTAGGATTCACGATGTAGATCACGTCGCCGGCACGGGCGGTGGCGAGCGCCTCCAGCGTGGGAGCTCCCGGCTTCGGGATCGCGTCGACGGTCAACACCGCACTCCAGTTGGCGCGCAGAAAGCCCGTATCGACCGGCGTCAACTCCTGCACCCTACCGACGGCCTCCAGGGCGGTGCCGCGCAACACCGCAGTCGCGCGCCCCTTCGCCCTGTCGCACCACCGGCTGATGGCGAAACTGAAATCACTCATTGCGCGCCGCGGCTCCGGCGATCGGGATCGCCCGGCTTCCACGCCCCATTGCGCACTTCCATGTCATCGATCTTGGCCAGAGCCGCCTTCAACTCACCCTCCAGGCGCTGCTGGCCTTCCCGCAAAACATTGATCTGGTCCGTCAGCCGAGCGTTCTCGCCGCGCAGCCGCTCATTCTCGACCATGACCGCATTGCGTTCGGACGCCATCGTGTCCAGGCGCTTGGTCAATTCGTCGATGCGCTTTTCGGATCGGCTGATGGTCTTCTGGAGCTGATCGAACAGCTCGCTGGAATCCTTGTGGATGCTGTCGGTATGACGCTGCTGCCGCAGTGTCTTGAGTGTCGCCCCGGCGCCAGCAATCAGCAGGATGATCGCGCTGCCGGCGGCGTAGATTAAGCTGTTCTGGTCGGAGGGGACGGTCGGATCAGGCATCGGTCTCCTCCGGAGCGGAAATGCAAGAGGCCGCCCGAAGGCGGCCTCTCTCTCAACCCTTAACAGGCGGCGCCCGCCGATTGCCGGGACGGGGCCGGGTCGTTTGCTGGCTTAGGTTGCTCCAAGCCCCGTGCGGCTGTGGCAAGTCCGCTCGACGCCTCCCGCAGTAGCAAGGCCACAACGAAATCCATCTGGTGATCGCCAGCGTATCTCTCGGTGAGTGTCTGTGCTGCCTCAATGAGGATGGTCGTGCGATTGCAGGTATCAAGAATGCGCATCAAATGCCCCCAACTAGGTTACCGCGTTTCGCGTGTCGGGGCATTTTGCAAAATGCACGGTGAAACAAACTATGGCGCATATATACGCATATTGGGGAGAGTCCTAATAATTCTCTGCCCAATTTTTACAAATACGAAATAGAAAACGCCGCATACTCCAGTATGCGTTTCCGCGAATGCGGACGCAATAACCGGAGGGTGCGGCATTTGCGCTGGTCGTGGATCATCAGGAGGCACAGAGAATCGCTACGCCTCACGCAGGCAGCGTATGCCGAACTTCTTGGAGTTGACCAAGCCACTATTTCAAGATGGGAATCTGGACGGCAAATTCCCGACATCGGGATGCAGAGAAGACTGCGCGACATGCTGTCGCAGCAAGACGCCATCCCAAGCGACGCCTTTGCAAGAGCCTTCATTCTGGCCCAGCCCGGAGCGGCGTCGCTGCTGGATGGGGAATTTTCCTTCGTGGCGATCTCTACCGGACTCAAGAGAGCGCTCGGCCCGTCAGCCTCGCTGCTGAAAGGCGGAAACCTGCGGTCCATCGCCACCCCGAGGGTGGACGGGCTGCTCGGCTCTCACATCGCTGAGATGATGCGTCCCGGCAGCCCGATCCTGTCGGTCAGCCACACGGACGTCGGGGCGCTTGTCCGCGGCGCGCTGCTGCGGCGGACATGGAGCGTGCTGCGCGTCGACGGCATCAGGCTGCTGCTGTGCCAAGACGAGGTGATCGGAGAGGGTGACAACCCGCCGCCGCTCGACCTGCGCTTCATCACGCTGGACGACGTGTCCGATTAGCGCGCCTGGATGCGCCAGTAGGCGATCTGCGAGGCGGCGTAGACCGGCGTCACGGTGACGATGGACTTCTCGATACCGTCGAGGATGAGCCGGTCGGTGAGGCGCGGCGGCTCATCCAACTCGCTGCCGGGGATCAGCACCTGCAGGTCGCCAACACGGATCAGCGTGCCGTCAATCAGCCGCTCGGGGAACCCTTCCACGCGCGCAGCAACCGCCTTGTCGGCGGCGTAGATCATGTGCGCCGACACACCAGCGGCGACGTCGGCCACCAGCGGCGGCGTGAACTGCGCCGCGCCGATCTGCGCATTGACCGCAATGGCCTGGGCCGCAACGGTATAGATGGTCGCGTCGCTCGGCACGGTGAAGCGATCGCCGGGAATCAGGCGACCGCTGAGCGACCGCGCCCGCAGGGCGATGGATGTCGCGCCGGCAACAGCGTTCGCGGCGACGGTCAGCACGGCGGCGTTCGGCGGGTTGATGGCTGCCGGGCCGGGGCCGTCGAGCGTGGTCACGCGCCGCAGGGTGATGGTCGTGCCGCGGCGGCGCGCGATTGATGCTGTGCGGGCACGGACGCGCCGATCGAATCCCATCAGAACACCCGCCTGTATTGGGACAGCAGCGCCTTGGCCGCGGGCGGGATGGCGCCGGCCGTCTCGCGGAAGCTGGAGCTGTAGCCGGTCCCGCTCTCGCTGCTCAGATTGGGATCCAGGTCCAAGCTGCCGAACATCGCTTGGACGGTCAGCAGGCAGGCCTGCTCCACATCGGCCGGAACGGGCTGGCCAGCGGTGTAGGTGATCCGCACATTGCTGCGCCCGCGGGGGAATGTGCCTGCCGTCAGCGAGATGGAAACCGCATCCCAGACCACGCGGTCGAGCGACACCGGCGCGCCGTCGACCGCCACCGACGCGACGTCGGTGATGGGATAGTTCTTCGGCACGATGCTGGTCCCGCCAGTCCCGTCGAAGACGCCTTCATAAACGGTGGGGACCAGCGACGGGCGATTGAGGCTGTTCTGGATCGCGGTGCTGGCGGCGGTGATGAGTCGCGACAGCAGGGCGTCCTGGCTGCCGTCGGTGATCTCCAGCCACTCCTTGACCGCGGTCAGCGTCGTCAGATCGCCCGTCGCCATGGCTGTTACTCCCCGCCCGCCAGGATGGCCGCCACCGCGGCGCGCAGCTTCTCCTCACCCGTGGCCGGGCCGGGGTTCTGACCGTGCTCGGCCAGGAAGGCGCGCAGGGCGGCCTTGTCCATGGTTGCGGGATCGATCTTGGTATCGCCGGCAGGCGTCTCACCGGTGCCGTCGGACTGCTGATCGTCGGTGGGCTGGTCGCTGTCTTCCGGCTTATCGACGCCATCGTTGGTCTTGTCGACATCGCCGCCAGCCGGCGGCTGATCGGCGGCGGCAGCCGGCGGCGGCACGACGTGCTCGCTTGGTGCGAGGGTGGGGGCGGCAGGCGTCTCGCCGGTGCCGTCATCCTGATTCAGCGACACGCGCCAGCCGTGGGCGGACAGCGTCTCGGCGTCTTCGGCCGGCGCGAACACGCGACCATCGCGCTGCACTTCGAGCGGCACGCCATGCAGGCTGATGCTGGAATGGGGATCGTCGGGATTGTCGAAGAAGGGGGGCATGTCGGGGCCTCCAGATTGCGGACAAATAAAAAATGGCGGGGGCCGAAGCCCCCGCCGTGCCGCCGGCCTTAGCCGTTGGCAATATTGCCAATAACCCCCATGGCAAACGGGGCGTAGACGGCCAGCACTTCTTCGGCGTAAACGCCGCTTTCCTGCTGGCGAGTCTTGATGGGCCAATCGATTGCGTAATAGTCTTTTCTCGTCTTGATTTCCGCGACGTTCGGAACGTTGTTCGACTGGTACTGGATCGGCAGATCCTTGCTCCAGCCCCAAATCATGCCCGGCGGGCAGTAGGGGTGGATCTTGATCGGGATCTTGTAGCCGCCGTTGTTGCTGAACGGGTTGAAATACATCGACACCGTGCCGCCGGCCATCAGGGCGATCGGGTCGGACGAGTTGACCGGCTGGTCGTAGCGCAGCAGCGGGGCCGAGGAGTTGGTCAGCACCTTGTTGGTGATGTTGTTCAGCTCCTGGCTGTTGACGTACAGCGTGGATGGCGAGACCTGATAGTTGTCGTACATCGCCTTCAGCATGACGTCGATCTCGACGATCGAGCCGCGGCCCGAGCTGGTCAGCGTCGACCCCGTACCGGCGGTGCCGGTCGGCAGGTAGTTGACGTAGGCGTTGGAGCCGGCGCCCAGGGCGGTGGTCAGCAGGCCGTCGAAGGCATAGTCGCTGTTCCGCGAGTGGTCGCCGCTGACCGCCGAGGCCGGCTGCCGGCCGCCGGCCAACGGTGCCGAGAACTTGACCGAGTTGATGGTCGTGATCGCCTGCAGGGTCTCGCTGCCGGAGGTGCCGACGAACCAGGCGTAGCCGACCGCGCCGGTGACCGCCGGCGTGGAGCACGACAGCACCTGACCGAGGGTGATCGCCTGGGTGGCCGCATTCGACGGAGCCGAGGAGCCGCCGTTCAGGGTGTAGTTCGCGCCGTCCGCGCCGGTGATCGTCTTGGACGTCACCACGCCGCTGGCCAGCGAGGAGCCGCGGAAGCCCTCGTAGGTCAGGGCGACGACGATGACCGAGTAGGTCGTCGGTGCGCCCGGCAGAGTGGCGCCGCTGCCGCCGGCGGACAGGGTGGGGGCGGTCGGCTGAGCCAGGACGAGCGAGGCGTTGCCGCCGATGATCGCGTGCTCTTCCTTCTGCATCATCTTCTGCAGGAGGCGCATCCGCATGCTGGCCTGCAGGTCCTCGAAGCCCTGACCCGCATGAATGGCCTCGTACGAGATCTGGTCCTCCTCGCCGATGGTGACGAAGCTGGCCGAGCGGTTGGCGGTCTGGTAGCTCATGCGACCGGAGCGCTGACCCTCCGGCACCCAGCCCATCGCGTCGAAGCCCGAGCCGTTGATCGCCTGGACGACGCGCCAGTTGGTGGCCAGACCGATACCGCCGCCGACGCGCGGAATCTCGTTCCGCAGCGGCGTGTACTGCGGATACAGGTTCTTGGCCGGCGCCTGCAGGTCGTAGGCAACCAGACCCTGCGCGGTCGTGATGCTCTTGGCCAGGGCCTCGTCGCCGCCCTGCGCCTGGATGGACTTCAGGAGCGCCAGGGTTTCCTGAACGGTGGTCGTCATCTGGGGATCTCCTTGGCCGTCTGGCCGTTGGACATGAAAAAGCCCCGCTCGGGATGTCCCGGCGGGGCGATACGGCGGCCTGACGGCCGGCTCCGTGTTCGGTGGCTGATCAGCGCAGCGTGGCGGGATGCGGGCGGCGCTGGGCGATCTTGATCATCTCCAGCGCGCGGGCTTCCGGGTCCATCTTGGACAGCCGCTCGGCCTCCGCCTGGAGGTCGGCTTCGCCATCGCTCTTGCCCAGCGTGTTGCTGTCGGAGGCCTTGTTGACCGCCATCACGGCACCCTTCGCGGGGGCCGGCGTGGACTTCTTCAGCGCCTCGATCTCTTCCAGCAGCTTAGCGTTGTCGGCGGCGGCCTTGGCCAGCTCGGCGTCCTTCTCGGCCGCCACCTTCTCCAGGCGCTCGTTCAGCATCGCCTCGACCTTGGCCAGCAGGTCGCCGCCCTCGGTGCCGTCGGCCTTGCTCATGGCGCGCTTCTTCTCGTCGTCCTCGTCGGTCTGGTTGCCGCTCTCGGCCGGGGCAGCGCCGGCGTCCTTCTTCTCGTCGGCGGCGGGCGGCGGCGGTTCGGCCTGCTTCTGCTCGGATGCGGCAGGGGCGGGCGGGGGCTCCTGGCCCTTGTCGGTGCCGGGATCCTTGGGCGGCTCGGCGCCGGTGCCCGCATCGGCCTCCGTGCTGTCGTCGCCGGTGGCGTGGCCCACCAGGAACTTCAGCACCTGCTGGCCCATCTGGTACCACTGTGCCGCCGCGACGAGGCCCGGCGGCGGTTCCTGCGCCGTACCGCCGGCCTGCGCACCCTCGCCGGATTCCTCCTCGACCTCGCCGGCCCAGGATTCCAGGAAGAACTCCAGCTGCTTCATGACCAGCGCGAACCCGGCGACGTGGTCCATGCCCTTCGCCAGCACGCCGCCCTCGCCCATGCCATCGAACTTCAGCAAGTCGACGACGCGCCCCTGCTGGAAAGCGTCTTCGGCGACGGCGCCGACGAACCCGGTCACCGCCTCGTTGAACTGGCCGACCGACTTGGTCAGCAGGTCTTTGCGCTCGGCCTCCGGCGCTTCCAGAATGCTGAGGACGCTCTTTTGGAGCGCTCCCAGCATGTCGTCGATCTCTGACATGCTCTCACCCTTGTGCAGGTTGCGGAGGTTCGGGCTGCCGCAACGGGCTGCGCCCATGATGGTGCGTCGCCACCCCCGACGCTTCCGTCGGGATGTAACGCGATCGTCGGCGACCAGACCGTCGCCGGTGGTAATGGACAAGAGTAAATCCTTGCGAATACTCTCTCTTTCTTGTATGATCATTGGAAGATCAACAAGGAGTCGAGTTATGGACTATCTTTCCAAAGCTCTTTTCGTCGGCGTAATGATGTGGCCTGGAGCCGCCATTCCGCTTACGGCAGTCTTGGCCGCCGCGCTCTACTACGCCGGAGAAGCCGAACCCCGCATCGACTGATGCGGGGTTTTTCTTTTTGATCCGTCCAGCAGGCGGCCCAGCGCGCCGCCCAGCTTGCCGCCACCGTAGGCACCAGCCGCCTCGCCAGCGATGGCTGTCGCAATGGCGCCCGGGCCGGTCAGCACGCCGCTCGCGCCGCCCAGCGTCCCGCCCACCATGCCGCCGATCACCGTGCCGGCAAGGTTGCCGATCGCCTCGAAATCCCCTTCGCGCCGTTGGTGCGTCTTGGCGTTACCGAGCGCCCGATCGGCAGCCGCGCCGGCAGCCGCGCCGGCAGCGCCGATGGCCAACCCGCCGACACCACCGGCAACCATTCTCGCCACGCCGCCGCCAGCGGAACGCGCGACATTCGCGGCGACGCCCTTCACGCCCATGCGCGAGATCGCCCTGAGGCGCGTTTGAAGCCCGCTGCGCGACATTGCCTTGCCGGCACCTGCGGACGGTGCGGCCTTCAAGCCGGCCTTCTGCCGGTTATGACCGAGAGCAACGCCCGCCAGGATGCCGCCGGACGCAAACCCGACAGCTTCGCCGAGCCCGCCACCTTCACGCTCCGCCACGCCAGCCTTGGAGGGCGCAGGCGCCGCGCTTTGGTCCTGCTGGCCGTCGTGGATCATGCCGTCGTGGTCGCCGTCAGTTCCGCGTGCCGATTTGGCGAGCGCCCTCCCAACCGTAACATGCGAAACGGCATGATTTCGGCGGGGCTCTCCAATCATCGTGCTGAGCGCACACGCGATCTGCGCGAATTTCTCCATCGGCGGGGCGTAGGCGACAGGATTCTTGGTATCGCCGCTCCGCAGCCAATCTTTGAACTGGTCGATCGGCATGGCGGTGATTGCCCCCATGCGCCGTGCACCACTGCCGTCGCTGAACCCGTCACGGTAAAGCTGGGCCGCTTCCATTTCGGTGTGGCAGCCCAGCACGCATTTGTGCTCATCGAACTGGCCGGTGGCCGGGTCGATCTGGTCGACCACGTAGACGTTCTTGGCGGATGGCGCCGGTCCGAGATAGACGTCCACTGCATCACCATCGGCACCCTTCGTGCCGCCGACATATCCATAATGCGCCGGCATCCGCACCGACCAGGGCTTTCCGTCCGGCCCCACGCCACGGCGCTCGGTGCCGGCGGGGGTCTCGATCACCACGTCCAAGCCATGAACCTTCAGCCGACCCTTGGCGTAATTGCCGGCCTTGGCCTGGGCTTCGGTGGGGGCGGCAGTAGCCTGCGCTGCGGCACGGGCGGCGTGCTCGCTCCAGCCTTTGGTGAGCGTCTGCTGGAGGTCCGCCGCGGCGGCGGAGATGCCATCCGCTTTCAGCGTGTCGCTGTGGAATGGCCGGTGATCGCCCAAGATGCTGCGCTCGCCCAGCAGCCCTTGGGTCACCTTCCCGCGCCGGTCGGCCCAGTTACCGACCGCCTCACCGGCGACACCGCCCAGCAGGCTGAACAGGAAGCTGCGGCCGGCCCGAAGGCGCGGCTTGTGCCGCATGCCGACGCCCATCTGCCCGGCCATGTGACCGACCGTCGCGCCGACCATCCCCGCGCCAGCACCGCCCAGGGTATTGGCGCGGTAATCCCACTCGCCCTTGTCGCCGGTGACCGCCTGGTGCGCCCCGAACCCGATTCGATCGCCGACCAGATCGCCCACGATGCCGCCCATGGCCAACCCAGCACCGGCGCCGATGCCGTGCCCGGCGAAGCGCCCCAGCTGGCGCGCGAGCTTGCCAGAGAACATGGACTGCTTGGCTGCCAGATCACCCACAGCCACCTTGGCGCGGCCCATGGCGAAGATCGGGATTCCAGGATCGGGGGCGTGCTGCACATGGCGACGGGCGATGCGACCGGCGAGGCGGGTGTAAGCCTCGGCTTTGCGGCCGGCGCGCTCGCCGGCGAACTCGCCAACCTTGGCGCCATAATGGGCCAGGGCGGTACTGGCCGCCGCCGCGCCGACGCCACCGGCAACCATCTGAGCGGCATGGCGGCCTTCGTTCAGCTTGCCGTCGCCGTCGGCGTCACGGCCGGCGCGACCGTCGGACTTGGCGAGCGTCTGCTGGAGCGCGGCCATGCAGGATGCGATATCGGTCATTTACTTCTCCACCCGGCGGGCACCGCCGCGCGCCGCGTCGTTGACGTTGCCGAGGAAGTGAACCGGAGGCTGCACCCCAAAGTAGACGCCCCAGCCGACGGCATTGGCAGCGATGCCGGCGTTCGCGGCCCGGTTCCATTTCGTGCTGCGAGTGGCCGCGCGAGCGCCCTTGAAGGCGCCCGACACCGCGCCGTGCGCCGTTCCGGCGGCTCCAGCCATCAGCCGCGACGCCCAGTCCTTGCCGCCGATCGTCACGTTCCGGCCGGCAAACTTGAATGAGCGCGTCGGGTTCACCACGCCGCCGACCACGCCGCGTGCCGCACCGAACATGCCACCGAACAGCGCGCCGGCCGCTTGCCCCACGCGCTTGTTCGGCAGAGCCGCGCCCAGTGCCGCACCGCCGCCGAATGCCGCCCAGCTGGTCGCCTTGGCTGCCATGATGGGCCACACGTCGCGACCACGGCGCTCCTCGATGACCTGGGTGTGCTCCGACCGGTACTTCGGATCCTCTTGGATCATGGCCTTGTGATAGGCCTCGGCGTACTCCTTGGTGTCAGGCTTGGCGACCTTGACGGCGGTTTCATGAGCGCGCTTCTTGGCCGCGACCGAATAGCCGCGGCCATCGTGAAAAGGGTCGGAATCGTTCCCCTTTCCCGGCACGTCGGCGAACTGGCCTTCGCCGTCCCGTGGGTGCTTGGATTCCTCCCACTCCGCCTTGAACAGGTCGCCGAACAGCAGGGGAGCGGGCTCGTCCCAGGCCTTGAACAAATCGCCGAAGGTGGCGGCCTTGATCATGTCGTAGTCCGGTGGGATCCGCTTGCTGTCGATGAAGGCGTACAGAGCCTCCTTCTGAGGCCGCGACAGGTGTGGCGCATACCGCACCAACGCCTTGTCGGCCTTCCGGTACAGGTCGCCGTTGTCGCTTTCATAGTCCGACTTGCCATCGCGACCGGGCGAGTGCCGAACCTCAATGTGATCCTTCAGGTCGTCGTAATCACCTTTGGCAGCACTCGGCTTCGTCCACATGCTGAAGCGGATCTTGTTCACGACATCCTGAGCTTCGGCGTAGTTGATATCGCGGGACTTGCGCGCGGCATCGTCGACCTGCTCGACGTTCTTTGCCCAAGCCAGATCCCCGTCGCCCTTGAAATACGCCTCCCTCTCAATGGCCATGTTCACACCGTGCTTGAGGCGCTGATATGCCTCGTTGCGCGGATTGATCTGCGGACGCTCGCTGTAAGCGGCCCGTGCGTCAGGAGCCGCCGGCTGCGACTGTGCCGGGGTGGGAGCGGGCGCCTGGGCCGGTTGCGCCACGGCGGGCCGAGCGGCCGGCTGACCCATGATGCTGCCCGTCTGCTCGTAGGAGCGCGCCGCCTGCTGAGGCTGCGGCATGGCGAGCGGAGGGCGCTGATAGGGCTGCTGCTGGGGCTGCGGCGCCGTGGGAGCGTCCTCGTTGAACAGCTTCACATTCTGGCTGAAGACGTTCGCGCCGGTGTTCTTGGACTTGATGCTGAAGCGGAAGCCGCCATTGGTCCACTCGGCGTTCGGGTCGAGCCCCACCAGTCCGAACAGCTTATCGCCGCCCGGCGTCACGGCGAGGGCGGTCCCAACGGCGCCGGCCTGCACCAGTCGCGGCAGCGAGCGGAAGTTCTTGTATTGGTTCCCGACAAACTGGCCGGCGGCAGTCTTGCTGGCGACACGCCACGCCGCCGCGGTGTCCCTCGACACGCTGTCCACGGCCCGGGTGATCGGCCCCATGCTGGCGCGGGCGGCCGACATCGCTGCCTGACCGCGACCGGTGCGCAGCGCGGCAGCCGTGAGCGCACCCCCGACGAGCGCGCCGCCGACTGCGGCGACGCCCATGCCGACGCCGGTGAAGCGACCATTGTCATCGCGCGGATGCTTGGATTCGTCCCAATCCGCCTTGTAAAGATCGCTGAACAGAACCGGTTCCGACTTGCTCATGGCGTAGCCGATTCCAGCACCCGCCGCGCCGCCAGCCAGCAACGCGGCCAGCTTAGCGCCCTTCGCGCGGGACTGCATGAAGCTGCGCGCGGCGAAGGCGTGCCGCACCTTCTCGCCATCTCCTGGCGCCATCGCAATCGGCCCGATCCGCATCCTGGACTGAGCGCGGACGCCCTCGTCGAAGGTCTTCTGCGCGGCAGCGTCCATGCCTTTGCCGGCGGCGACGCCAGCCTTTGCGCCGCCGATGGTCCGCTCCAGGGCGGTGCGCAGACCGGATGGAGCCGACGAAGGGCCGTCGGTCAGGCGGCGCGTCTTGAAATCGCGCGCGTCGTTGCGCGTCTTGAAGCCCAGGACCGCCCCGTGGAAAGCGTCCAGGCCACGCCGCGCGACATTCACCGCTTCGGGGGTGGAGGCGACCGAGGCGCCCAGCAGGGCGCCGCCGATGACCGCGCTCGCCTTCCCCTCGTTCAGCTTGCCGTCACCGTCGCCATCGCGCCCCTTGCGCCCGTCGGCCTTGTAGAGATCACCGAACATGGCGACCTTCTCCACGGCGCTGGTATCGACCGGCTTCGGCTGGGCGGTCTCGCGCGTGTCGGTCATCTGATCCGGCACGGGCATGGCGGCATCGGGCGAATTGGGCATCATGCCGCCGGCCAGGGCGGCAATGGCGCGCAGGCGGTCGGCGTCAGAACGGACCGGCACCTCTTCGCCGGGCGGCAGCGATCCGCTGATGCGCTGGTTGTGCTCCGGATCAATCAGAGCGCCGTTGTCGGCGTCTACGACGAACTCGCGGCGCTCCACGCTGCCGTCGGCCTTCAGGATCTCCATGAAGCTGGCGGTGGGAACGCATGGGCGGTCGACGAGCGAAATTTCGCTAATCCGAGGGGTGTACTTCTTGATGCCGTTTTCAACCCAACGTTTGGCGTACCCCCCACCGATGCTGAAGCCGGTGTAGCAGCCTTCCAGCACCTTTCTCCACTCGTTATCGTCGACCACCTTCGCGACGACGTCGATGGCGCGATCGGCATCGTTGAAGATGATGTCGACGAACTTGCCGGCGACCTTCTTCGGGTCGTGTTGAACCCGCAAATTGCCCTTGCTCAGGCCGCCGGTGGAACGCTCAAACGATTCAGACCATTCGCGGAACGCTGGCACGGCACTGGCGTAATCCAACTCCTCCCCGGCGCGGTCGACCACCTGCTGCGTGGCGCGTCCGTAGACCAGACGCCTCTCCTCGTCCGCCTTGGTGAGGCTGAGGTAACCGACGACTTCATTCATGGCGGATCACCATCTTGGAGGAAAGGTGCGGGGAGGTGACGGATTGGGGCTTGAAGGTTAACAGACCCGAGAAGGCTTTTTCCTTGCGCAAATAGTCCATATCGTCATAATAGGCAGAACCCAACCAGCCGACGGAATGATCGGCGCAGGGAGAATCCAACATGGAAAGCAACAGCTTGAGCTACGGGCCGATCGTCGTGTCGGCATTCGGGTACAAGTCCGGCAAGCGCACCATCCAGGTATCCGACTGCAATGGCAGCCGGGAAGCCGTGGAGAACATCAAGCGCCGCGACCGACTGCACGGATCTTCGTCGCTCATCGAGGACTGGCAGACCGGCGTCTACGACACGCTGGCCGAAGCCCGCAGCGGCATCATGAAACACTTCGGCATGTCCTGGTTCAACATGGCCCGCGCGCAGATCAACAACCCGCCGGTGGCGCTCGGTATGTGCGCTCCGGCGCGGCATTGACGACAACCAACCAGAAAGGCAATAGCATGAAGATCGTTAAGACCGCCGTTGAGAACATGACCGTCAGCATCGACGGCAAGGCCGAGACAGTTGCCGGTTACAGCGTGTTCGGAGACACCGACGCAGGCCGCACTATCCTGCTGGCCGACGTGATGGCCGACAATCACCCGGCACTCGACGCCGAGACTCACAAGGATCTCGGCACGCCGACCCTGGAGGAGGCCCGCGAGATCGCCGACCTGATCGCCAGTCGCATGGCGGCATGACAACAAAAACCCCGCTCACCGGTCTGGTGGCGGGGTTTTTGTTTTGTCCCGTTAGAACGCCGCCCCCGCCGCCGGCACCAGCCTAAATTTGCACGTACACCGACAATTAATCACCTCTTCGGCAGGCGCGGCCGGATCGTGCGGACCGCTCATCTGCACGCCGCTGGGCGTGACGAATGGCGTGTCCAGCCCGACTACCTTCTGGCCGTTCATGGCCCGGTGGCTGTCGCGCGTGCGGTGGTCGTCGGTCGCCATCCACGTCTTCTCGACCGTCAACCCCTCCATCTCGGGATCGTCCAGCATGGCGGCTACCGACATGCGGGCGCCATGGTTGGCGGCCCTGATGCTCTCGGTCCGGCCAATCGTCATCGCGCGCATGTCGAGGAACCGGCGCTTGTACGCCGCTACCATCTTGTCGATCTGCTCGTCGCCCAGCGCCTGCCCGCTCTCCAGCGCCCGATTAAGCGTGGGATCAAAGTGAGCGTCGCGCAGCACTCGCGACAGCGCGGCCGGGGCCAGTCGCTCCAGCTCGGCGCGGTAGGTCTCCACGACACCCGCCTGATAGGGCGTCAAGCCGACCACGTCGCGCACGCGGCGGGCGATGGTTGCCGGCGGCTCGCCGCGCGTGGCGGCATCGGTCACGATGGCCCGCACCTGTTCGGTCTGATCGGCGGTGATGTGCCGGATCAGGTCCATCTTGTAGCCGTCGAGGAAGTCGGTGACGCGCCTGTTACGCAGATCGAAATTGAAGTCGATCCGCTCGCTGCCCGGCGGTGCCGGCAGGTTGTCGTTCACCGTCGCTTCGCCGGCCTCACGGAAGACTGACCGCAGCTTGCCGAAGGCGGGGTCCAGCCGACGCTCCATCTCGTCGATCGGCAGTGCGATATCGTCGGGCGAGGAGGCAATTGCGGCGTCTTCGCCGATCCGCTCGCCCTGACGATTCCACCACAGAAGCGCGTTGCCGAACGCCTGCACCAGCCCGCTCTCGGCCGCCTCGGCGATCCTCAGCAGATAGGGCGGGGACGCCTTGGCGAGCGCATCATCGAAAGGGCCGGCACGCTTACCCAGCGTCTCCTGCAGCGCGGCCATGGCCTCGGCGATCTCCGGCGTGTGGGCGCCGTCATCTTGCGCCTGCTGCTGGGGCGTGACGCCGAAAATCTCGTGGATATGATCGATAGCCGCTTGGTGCGCCTCGTTCAGCGGCTCCGTCTCGACGGCGACTGGTCGGGGCGCGGGAGCCGAGGACACGGTCGCGTGCAGGGCCGCCGCGGCAGCATGGTGGGCCTCGCTGATCGCCGGGCCGGGCGCCGGAGCAGGGGAGGGCGGGGCGCCCGGGTGACCAGGGGGCGGCTCTCCGGCCGCGCCGGGCAGGGCAGGGGGCTGCGGATTCATCAGCGCCGCGCGCTTGGCGGGGTCTTTCAGATCCTCCACCATGATGAAGCCGGCCGGCCCGACGCCGAAGATGATCGGGCCGATGCCATAGGGGGCCTTGCCGTCGGCTTGGCGGATTTCGTCGAACGACAGCAGGCCGACCTTCAGCTTCTCGATCTCAAGCTGGTTTTTGACGGCGGGGTCCAGTTCCTTCTCGTTCTTCCAGACGAACTCCAGATCCGTGTAGCCGAAGTGCTTCTGGATGATGAGATCCAGCAGCTCCTTCACCCATTGCATGAGGGGCGCGAGGCCCTCTTCCAGCGCCGCCTCCTGGGCGGTCTGGGCGGTGGCGCGGTTCATCTGCTGGACGAATGCGGTCGGCGGCAGCGAGAAGGCGTAGCAGATCACCCGCGCCAGCCACTCGTCGAACATGTCCTTCAGGGCCACGTCCTTGGTGAACTGGATGGCCAGCTTGCCCGGCACGAACTTCATGTGCCGGCGGGCTGCCGTGTTTCCCTCCATCAGGCTGTCCCAGTAGCGCTGGAACTGGTCGATCTGGTCCGGGCTCCATTCCTCCGGCACGCCGCACAGGGCCTCCGGCACGTTCCCTTCGGTGTAGTGCTGCATCTGGTGAATCTGCCGCCGGATACCGATCTCGACGGTGCGGATCACCTGCTCGACCTGGCCGTAGCCATAGACGCGATTGCTGCGAGGATTGAACGGCAGGTAGATCAACTCGTCGGCGGTGTAATCGACCGCCGGCACGCCCTTCAGAACCTGCTGGTAGCACGGCTCCGGCGGCAGCGGCGAGCGTCCATCGGCACCCACCAGCGGGCGGATGGTGGCGCCGTCGATCACATCGAGCGAGAAGACGTCTCCGGCCATCGACCTGCGGATATATAGGCTCGGGGCGTCCAGCACGAACAGGTCTTCAGCGAGGGTGCGCAGCCAACGCGCCCAGGGCCGCCGGCGGTCCGGGAATTTCAGGAACGCCTCCAGGTCGGCGCAGCGCTGGTCCGGCTTGTCGCGCATCTGCTGGTCCGGCCGCTGCTGCGGCTGGATGGACCACGGCACGCGGCACAGCTGGTCCTTACGCGTTTCGATAGCCAAACGGAGTAAATCGTACGCATCCGCAAGCGCCCGAAGCTGCTCGAACGACACCCCCTCGGTGCCGCGCGGCCGGGTCTGGAGGTTCGTGCCGGTGGGGAAGTCCCAGGCGCGACCCTTCACTTCCTCCGGCGCGGCTGGTTGGAGCGGTTGGCTCGGGCCGAACCAGTCCATGGCCGTGCCGCCGCGCAGCGCGTATTTGAAGCCCTGCGCCACGCGCGACAGGAATCCAGGCTCGATCGGCGTGCCTTCGGGGCGGGCCATGTCGTCAATCCTTCCGGGTCAGGGCGGCGGCAACGCCGTCAGCCAGCGAGAGGTGTCCGTCGGTTTCGTGGATCCAGCCGTCGCGCAGCAGGTCAGCGCGCAGGCGGCTGCCAATTGGGTCGTGGTCGTTGTCGAAATGGGCGATGGTCGGCCGACCGCCGGTGTTCTCGATGTAGTGCAGGGCGGTGCGCTGGATCGGCGTAAGGCTGGTAATGCGCTCCAGCAGATACTGCTGCGTCGCCATGGCCGCGTAGAAGTCCAGCAGCCCGGTCGTCCCGCCGTCGATTAGCATGCGGAACGCACCGGCCGCGGCGTCCACCTGATCGTCATGGGCGGCGTTCGGGAAGCTGCACAGCTCGTCGAGAAAGGCGTCGTTCCAGTCGCCCTTGACCAGCTTCACATTGCCGGCCTCAGCCTGGGCGGCGAAGGGCGCGGCGCGGGTCTCCTTGCTGCCGGTCTCCGGCGCGGTCTTGACCATGTAGCCGGCCAGTTGCCGCACCAGATAGGCCGCTTGCGCCTTGCCCGCGGCGCCTGGGTCTTGGGGGAATCCGATCGGCACATTCTTGCCGTCGCTGCTGGCGGTGTTCTGGATGGCCTGCTCGACCTTCCACGAGGTCTCACGCAGACGTCGGGTATCCTCGATGTAGAAGATACCGGCGTCATCGCGGGACATCCGCACGCCAGCAGTCCAGTCCGGGTCCTCGGACTGCAAGGTGCTGGTGGCGGCGAGATCCCACCGGCGGACGCGGCGCGCCTTCGCCGGCGCGGCAGGTACGATCTCAAACCAAGTCCGCTTAAACATACCGCCGTCGCGCGGGGCAGGGCGCTGCTGGAACTGGCCGGCAACGGCGTAGCTGCCGAGCGACCGCTTCAGCTTGTCGATCTCCTCGCGGCCGAACCGGGCCGGCCACAGCAGCTCGCCGTCCTGCGTGCGCTGATCCAGTGGCGACAGGTGCGGATGGTCGTGCTCGAACTCGGCTGGCAGCACGAGGTGGCTGTAGCCTTCCTTGATGCACCAGCCGGCCACGTCCTTCTCGTGCACCCGCTGCTGGATGACCAGCTTGCGCCCCGTCCTGGGATCGTTGAGACGGGTCGGCACGGCCTCGCGCCACCACGTCACGGTGGATGTGCGGGTGTTTTCGGATTCGGAATCGACGACGTTATGCGGGTCGTCGCATAGGAACACGTCGCTACCATACCCCGTTAGGAGTCCCCCAACCGAGGTAGAGAACCTGTGACCGCCAGCGGTGGTCTGAAAATATTGCTTCTGGTTCTGATCGTGGACCAGCACGACCTTGTTGCCCCAGTGCTTCTGGTACCAGGGCGACTCCACCAGCCGGCGCATCTTCACGCTGTCGCGGATCGACAGCGGTGCGGCGTAGGATGTTGCGATGAACTGGCACGACGGCCACCACGTCCAGATCCAGGCCGGGAAGGCGACGGAGATGATCAGGCTGTTGTGGACGGCGATATCATTAGCTGTGAACGAGTGATCCTCATCCACCGTCAAGCACCGACAGACGGCAACCCCGGCAGGGGCTACGCTAATAACCTCATCTTCGGCAAGCGGCTTGTCAAAAACAGCCGGAGAGATCGTCAGGGCGGCGCCAGACTTTGCCGCGTGGGATGTCGGAATGAGCGCGGAGAACTTCCACGAATCAACCGCATCAACGCAGATTCTGTACGAGATATATCCGTTGTCGCCTTGCCTTTTCGTGACAATATTCAGCTTGTGCTCATATACGCCGGCTGACATCCCGAGGCGCAAGAACAGGTGCTGGACATCAGTCGCCAAACCCTTGCCGACAGTCTGCGCCGTTATACGCTGTGAGGATGACTGTCTATTTTTCCGCTCCTTGACCGAACCGTCACATGCCCAATACGCGCCGAGAAAGTGACCAATAATGTTTCTGGACCCAGTCATCACGGCTGGTGGGACGCGCTTGGTGTAGCTGCACTTGCCGAAAAGCCCGTGCTTTTCAAGCCACCTCCACAACGGCGGCTTCGGCTTGTTCGGCCCCCGCCACTTCCCCGGATTCTCGTCCGACTTAATGACGATCTTTACGGCTTCTGTTCCGGCCCTCTTGTATTCGGAAGAGTAAAATCCGACGGCGCGAGCGCAGCGATGAACGTCTTCAATAACCCCACGATCAATGTTCGTGATGGTCATTTGCTTATATTTCGTACACCCGTCGCCCACAAAGTAGCCGAGGAGCCTAGCCTCCTCCTCCGTAATCGTGTCGGTTCCGCACTCTTCAGAGCGCACCGCCCCAACAACATCACCCGGGACCAGATCCCCCGCCGGCACCCAGCCACGAACGGTCAGGAATGGGTGATCGGGGGCGGATAGTACCGAGCGCCCTTTGGACGTTCGCACCTCGACCACCGGCAGCGTGCCTTGTTCGTGGACGGCGGTCACTCGGCGGAATCGCCCCTTGTGGGTCAGAACCTCATCGCCAACAGAGACATCACCCAGCCTGATGCGCCCGCGGGCGCGTTCAACAACCCATGCGTTCACGTCTACCGGCTTGCTGTGTCGCGGCGGCACGCACACGACCCCGTCGCGGATGTCGCCACGGGCTACCTTCTCCAACTGCCCGCAGATTGCCCGCAGGTGCCAGCCGTCGGTGAACTCGGCCGGATCCATGCTCGACCACGCCGCCTTGAGAAAGGCGTAAAGCGACCGCTCGCACAGCGCCTTCTCGATCGCGTCCCTGTGAGCGAGTAGTTCCTCGGGCCGCACGATCAGCCCTCGGCCTTCTTGACCTTCGCCGCAGCGGCGTTGAGCGCCTCCAGCTCCTCGACGGACAGGCTGGACAGGTCAACGGTGGCCTTGGTCTCGATTGGACCGCCGTCCTTGCCGGTCACCTCGACGCGCTCCGTCGGCATCAGCCGCAGGTACTTGGGGTCACTACACGAAAGTGACCAGATTGTCCGGGATATAGGAACGAACCAGAAACTCAAGCTCGGGAAAGTGGAGTAAC